CGCCAATGCCGCTATGTGAGCAGATGGCCGCAATGTTTCAAGGGCCAATCGTAGGAAAGACTTTTCTTGATCCAACAGTAGGCTATGGCAACCTTATCATTGCAGTACTTAATCGTAAAGTTGCTGAAGGTGAAGATCCGTCCCAAGCTCTCACTGAAGTGTATGGCATTGAACTGCAACCCGAGTGTGTAACGGTCTGTTTACGCAATCTTAAGCATTGGGCAAAGGAACATGACGCTAAGTGGAATGATAAGTTGATGCGAACACACATTCATCAGGGTGATGCGTTAGATGATAAGTCATACATCTTTGGCAATGAAGACTTTAGACCCGAACCCGACATGGGCGACTTTTCAGCGTTTTTAGATTAAATGTTTATTTCCTAGGCTGGAAAACATTCGCATGAAATGCAGGCGGCCATTGTCAAGCCAACGAACAGATATAACATTGAAGCAACTGCATTCATTGGAAACTGGCCGAAGGAATTTGATAACATCTTTGAAGTTGACTATGAAACGATGTTTAAGAAAACATTTGTTCCACTGTTTGAAAATATGTTCCAAGTAGCTAAATGGATTGGACCGAAGGATCATATCTCACTTGAATCTGGTGGACTTGATAGCTTCTTCTTTTAAGGATAACTAATATGTACTGGAAACAAAACGTCATTTGTGAAATCTATACAGCAATGCTGGAATACATCAATACACAATGTGAAGCACATGAGATCGGTGCCACATTTGTTGATGTAAAACAGTTTAGACCGCAACAGTTTCGTGCTTCGCCATTAGGTGAGCTACGGGCTAAAGTTCATAACTATGATGCAGCTGATGAGAATTCATACGACGTGAAATACTTAGCCGAACTTGATTACGGCCATGGAAGTCCACATTGGCGTTTAACTGACCCCGATGGAAATACATGTGATAATGCTGTTTTGAAAAATCAGCCAAATCTTTTTAACATGGCCGTTATCACTGAAGCAGGTGAGCATAAATTCACGTTGGGTTTAGGTCGCATTAGACCCGCCGTTGGTCTGCCTAGCTATTACCATTATGGTGACCCAAGTGACCCTGCCATCGCCGCTCAACTTAAACTTGACACTTATGAAATATGTTATGATGAACTGTCTTTTACTGAGGAAGAATATAAGCAGTATGGTATTGACTCTTTGCTTTCTCAATTAAGAGCCGTCGTTGATAATCAGTTCATCAAAGTTGAAAAGTTTAAAGAAATGTATGAAGACTATTTTAAACTTCAAGCAGAACAAATTAAACTGATGGAAGAGCAGAAAGAACAACTTCGCCGTAAAGGTGAGGTAATTGCCAAAAAGATGAACATTTGGATTGAGGCAGCTGAACAAGGCGACTTGGACGGCATAGACACAACAGAAAATGAAGAAGGAGTTACTTGTGGTAAAATTAATGTATAACCCAAAGACAAAGGATCTTGATATTGTATGTAATCAGCTAGGATGCACACCTGGTGATTCTGAACAGTCAATTTTCTTTAGAAACTATATCTTAAGCAATGTTCGTCGCCGTGTTGAAAGCGCAAAGAATGATGCCGAGGTTCTTGAAGCATTAACGATTCTTGAGACAAATAAATTCAAATCTGAAAAGATTTATGTCACGGATGGTAAAATGATCATTGAATACTCCATGATCATTGACGAATAAATAATTCACAATTAAAAGGAGAACTATATGAAGTTCATTATGGAAGGAGCAGCACAGCAGTGCCCAGCCGCAATTGGTATGTTGACAGAAGATCTTCTGTTGAACCCATCATTGGCAAATGAAAAGCTAAGCAGCTTTAAGTTGCAGATTGACCGTGTAGAAACCGTAAATGGTGAAAAGGTCGTGTACATTAAAGAAAGCGCAAACGATAACCTTCTCTTGGGATAATTATGACAGAACAGATTAAGAACCTACCCGATTTAGCAAAAGCATATCTTTTTCAGATGTCCTTTACAGGCATTGGCGATGATGAAATGGCTGAGGCATTGAAGCTTCGTGCTAAGTCCATTGAAACATCACCTATCACAAAGAACCAGCTTGTACAGTTTACTGTGGCATTTGATGAATTTCAAGATTTTGCTACATTGCCGTTCTGGTATGAAAAGTTGGCTGATGCAGGCACGGTAACTGAAGAAGAATTTGAAAACCAGTCATTCACACTTGATGTAAACATCTACAATGGCAAAATGGATAAAGTCATTGGCAAGGCTCGCTTTAACAGCGTTAACCCAGTCGTGATTGGCCCGCTTGTACTTAATCAGGAAGGCGATGGCAAGTTGCAGTATAAAGTAACCTTTATGGCTAAGAACTGTGAAGTGCTAAAGGGAGAATAACATGGCTGATATTTTGTTCACAGGTAAGATGACATCCTTTAACGCAAATGTGCCGGTAAAGGAATCCGCTATCACAAAGTTCACGGTTGTCGTCACAGAAGAAACAAGTGTCCGTACTTTCCCGGGTCAGTTCAAGCACCCTAAGATGGATGTGTTTGACTCTATCGCAAACAATGATATCTTTGACAAGATCAGTATTCCGTGTAAGGACTATCTTGTTGAATATGATATGGTTTTTGGCGATACCGCATTCGTAGCCAAACTTGATAATCTTTCCGCAACAATTAAGCACACAAAAGATGGCTCGCCATTTACCGTTTATACTCTTCGCTTTGTTAAGGAAGTTGAAAAGGACATTGACTGGCAGCTTTCTTGCTATGCTAAGTTGAAGGAAGAAAACGAGGAAGGTAAAAAGGTTGACAAGCTCTTTACTTGCTCAATGACCGAAAAGGAATAATTCCAAAGTTTCAATACCCACTTCAGATGCGAGGTAGGTATTTTTATGTCTTAAAATAATGAAATTTAAGCAATTTTATTACAGTTTTTTATGAAAAACATCTGTGGTTGTGTTGTATTTCATTATTACGGTCAATTATACGGATAACACAAAAATTACAGTTTAATCACAAAAACATCAGAAATATATACTGCAGGTTTTGACGGATTTTTATTGATGTTCAAAGCCTAAAGAGGGTTTACAAATGTGCCTCTTTTAATTAAATTTTTAACATAAACCAATTGAGGTTAATCATGGCTAAATCAAAAACACGCGAATGTACAGACAAGTTGCTTGAACGCTTGGAAGACGGAATTCTTTCATGGGAAGAAGTTTGTCGTGAATGCCTTGCGGAAATGTCAGAAGACGATGTCGCAGACATGTGCAGCAAATGTGAATATCTGGACGATGACGACGGATACGATGAAGATGAAGACTAAAAAACTTTCTTTGCGGGAATATGTGGATTTTGTTTTATCCTATATCCCAGAAATGAACATTGAAACTATTGAACATTGGTACGGTTTCAATGAATGTCAGAAAACTGAAGATGACGCTTACTGGTATGTCAAAATGTGGCGAGCAATGAAACAGGCCGATGCGATTAAGCCGGATTGGTTTGATATGCAGCCGACAGACCGTGAGTGTTACTTAAATGAACTTTCCGACTGTATGCCGGAGCCAACGAGGATTGCTTAACTATGATTTATGAACACACTTTTGGCAATGGCAACAAAGTTGCTATTGATCTTACATCAGTAAGATATGTTGTGCTTGAACACAAAGAAAAATGCAAGTGAAATTACTTTTTATTTTAAAGGTATAATAAAATCCGACAACACCGGAATGGTATTTAACAACCCAAACCATGAAACTCGTTCAAACACAATATATGAAGAAATCCTTAAAGGCTTAAAAGGAGAAAACTCAATATGACACTCGAAGAACTTCAAAAGTTTGAAAATCCAAAGAAGGCTGAAAATCCTTACTTCAGAAATATCTTGCCGCGCTGGCGCGATGCAATGCTTCATGTATGGAATGGTGACTTGAGAACGACGCCTTCTTGCCGTCTTGCTGAATGTATCCAGCTTTTGGAATCTTACAGCCGCATCATGATTGCCGACGAAGTTTTTAAGGCAGAAATCGCAGCTAAGTGTAAAAAGATTGTTGCTATCCTGCAGGTAAATGGACATTTCATTGATGTAGAGGTGGACTAATGAAAGCAAAAGATTTGATTGCTATTCTTGAAGAAGATCCTGAAGCAGAAGTTCTCGTTCAGGTGAAAGTAACCCGCGAAGAAAACGGTTATAAGCACGCCGTGAATGAATGGGTTCCCGTTGAAGTAAAGCATATTTTGAAGCCGCCTTTTGGTGGACGCCAAATTTTCCTTGGTGCCTATTAGGAGGAAACATGCTAAAGCGACTTGATAAGTTTATTGACTCGGTCAAGGCTTGGCTAAAGTCTGATTCCATTTCAAAGTCAATTAAAGAAGGTCCAAAGCCCGTGAAAGAAAAAGCTGCTGAAATCAAACAGGCTATGACAGGCGAACCTGCCGACTACATTATTGGCAGCGAAGAACCATCAAAGCCGGCGCCTAAGAAAAAGGCAAAGCCTAAGAAATTAAAAACAAAAGATAAGCTCGGATATGTTGAGGCTAGTTCATGGGGTGTTATGAACTTGATACTTGCTGAAGCTGGCCTGTATGTTTATCCGTTTGAACCAAACAAGCCTATTTCCGTTCCACACTTTTTATGGTGGTGTTTAGGAAAACAGAATTGGGCAAGCTGCGGTTTTATGCTGCAGGTATATAATGACATAAATGTTGGCTTTCAGTATCAGTGGATGTTTGTAGCATCTGACGATGATGAAAAACTGAAAATGCACGATCTGGCCTACATTTATTCAAAAAGCGGTGTAACTAGACTTATCAATTCTGGTAAGACACTTGAAGCACTTGCTTTAGACATGGAAAACTATGTGAAACTGGTAAGGCGTGAAATCATTAAAAAGTCAATTCTTGCTGATGATAACTGCAATTACTTTGAAGTTTAACTAACATACACATTTTGGAAAATAAAATCCGCCCCGTGAAAGGGCGGGTTTTTTTGTTATATTTTTACCTAATAAATAATGTGCCAACGGTTTTTGAACCGTGACAAGAAAAATAAAGACACATTATGCAAGATCTATTAGGAGAAAAATATGGCAAATAAATTAGTCGCTAAATTCAAGAAAGAAAAAGCCTTCGCTGACATTTTGGCAGCAGACAACATTGAGGATGAATTCCTCAGTACGAACTGTGCATCAGTTAACTTGTTGTTCAGCGGTAAGCTTGACGGTGGTATTAAGAAAGGCAAGATGAATACCATCTGTGCTGACTCTGGTTGGGGTAAGTCACTTATTGGTTTGAATGTTTTGGCAAATGCGTACCGTGCTGGAATGACCTGCGTGGTAATTGATACAGAAAACGCATTTAATACCCAGCTTGCAGCATCACTCGGTATTGACATTGATGATATCTTGTTTTTCAGGACTTCTCGTATTCCTGAAATTAAACAGATTTATGCTCGCATCAACCACGGCCTAACTCGTTCAGAATCTCGTGAGATTTTCGTTCTCCTTGATTCTTGGGGTCCTATTGTTGAAGAACAGGTTATGGAAAAGGCTGAAGATGCTTCTTCTGCTGTAAACATGAGCGCAGCTAAGTTCAAGAACGAACTTGCTAATATCATTAACGCTTGTGGAAACACATCTTTCATTGTTAACCATGTGTATGCTTCTTTGCAGATGTATGGTGAACAGTTTGCTATTCCTGGCGGTAAGAGATTGTTCTTCAACTCTGACGCTATCGTTCTTGCAAGCTCTGCTGCAAAGGCAAAGGACAAGGAAGGCAATGTTTATGGTAAGGTAATTACCGCTTCCGTTAAGAAAGGTCGTGCTGCTAAGGAATTTTCTAAGACTAAGTTCTTGATTGAACATTCCGGTGGTATTAACCCTTACTTTGGATTGCTTGAAGACGCAGTCGCTGCAGGCGTTGTGATTAAGCCAAAGCCAGGTCGCTATACTCGTCCTGAATATGATACTGATGGACGCGAATGGAAGGAAGAAGAATTGTACTGTGCTAAATTCTGGATTCCTCTTTACAAGAATGAAGAATTCATCAAGTTCGTTGAAAAGAAATTTGCCTTTGAAGATACTCAGCTTATTTCTTCTGTTGAGAATATCATGGATCTCATGAGCATTGATGAAAGCCAGTTGAGCGAAAAGACACTTACGGCTGAAGGTGAAGACGATACGCCGTATGATCCTGACGAAGACTAATCTTTATTAGGAAACACGCATTTGAGATGGACGGAAATTTTCTGCCCATCTCTTTTTTCTTAAAAACTTTTTTATATTTTGTTTTGAAAATTTTATAAGGAGAACTGACATGGTAATTATCGTTGAAGGTCCAGATAGAACGGGAAAAACAACGCAAATCGCAAAGATGAAAGAGCATTATGAAGCTCAGGGTAAATCCGTTCAGGTTATTCATTATGAATCCATCAAGAAAGATGAGGATTTTAAGTACAACGCAAAAATCTTGCAGCAGATGAGCCGTGTTCGTTATGATGACATGTTGAATTTGGCAAATACTTTTGCTGAAGATGACAAGACCGTACTTATCTTTGACCGTGCTCACTTGGGTGAACTTGTATATGCACCGTTGTTTAGAAAATATGGCGGTGAATATGTTTTCAACTTGGAAGACAAGTATCCGACTTTCCTTGAAAAGGCAAAACTGTTTGTTTTCGTTGATGAAGCAAAAAATCTCGTTAAGCGCGATGATGGTAAGAGCTTGGGCAAGGTAACTAAAAAGACAAAGCAACGTGAAAAGGATTTATTTGAGGTCGCATTTGTGTGCTCAAACATTAAAGATAAACACTTGATTAACATCAACAAGACAAAAGAAGAAAAAGTGTGGGAATTGGTTAAGGAAAAGCTTGTATGATTGAAAATTTTGAATTAAAAGAAGATCTTGATTTTGAGTCTGAAATTGGCATTAAGAACAATGATGTAATTCGTAATGAAGTGCAGGATGTTTTGGCTTGGAAATACAAGTCAGGTGATAAGGTTGGCAATACTTGGGAAATCATTGATGCGCATTTGACTCTTAATCCGTATCAGCCGTACTTGAACATTTTCAATAGACCGTTTAAAAAGGACTATCTTGAAAAGGAACACAAATGGTATATGTCACAGGATCTATCTATTAAAGGATGGATGGACGACATCAAGATCTGGAACTTCTGTGCATCAAAAGACGATAAGCAACTTATCAACTCAAATTATGGTTGGTGTGTTTTCTCAAAGGAAAATGGCGACCAATATGAAAACTGCTTAAAGAAAATGAAGGAAGATGTAAATACACGTGAAGCATTGATGATCTACACACGACCGAGCATGCATAATGACGCCGTTGAAAACGGAAAGCATGATTTTATGTGTACTGTTTCTGCTCAGGCAGCGATCCGCAATGGTAAACTGTATTACATTGTGACACAAAGATCTTGTGACTTGGTAACTGGTCTTTCATTTGACTTCCCTTGGCACTGTTTCGTGTATCAGATGATGTATGAAGAATTGAAACAGACATATCCTGAGCTTGAACGCGGAAGTATCTTCTATAATATTGGAAGTCTTCATGTATATGACCGTCACGAGAATCTTCTCAAGGCATATTCAGTTTATGGGTAATAAATGAAACCAGCAGATTTTGAAAGAATTATAATCAAAGCACTTTTTGTAAACGATACAGTCAGAGGTAAAGTTTTACCAGCACTTAAGACTGATTGGTTCTTTGACATTGATGATAAATTCATCGTTGAAAGAATTATTGACTTCAATGGACGCTTTGGTCAGATGCCAAACGTCATTGAAATGAAGCGTCTTATTTCGGACGATACAACTTTAGGCATTTTTGAAGATGCGATGAGCATTCCTGATGATGATGTTCAAACAGAATTCATGCTTGATGAAATTCAGGAATATGTAAGACGCAGACTTGTCAGCAATGTTTGTGAAATGGGCCATAAGGCCGTTCAAAGTCCAGGTGCATATAACGCATCACTGACTGACTTAATGGCTGAGGCTGAAACTTTTACTTTTGACACAAACATTGGCTTTGACATTTTGAATGATCCTAACCGTTTGTATGAAGATGCAAACACGAAGGAAAAAATTTACAACTCTGGCATCAAGATTATCAATGATATGATTGGTGGTGGCTTCCATGAAAAGTCATTGAACTTATTTATGGCACCAACTAACATTGGTAAGACTTTGATTATGTGTTCATTGGCAACAAACTTCTTGTTGAATGGACACAATGTTTTGTATGTAACTTTTGAAGACCCGGAAAACAAAATCGCTGGCCGTATGGCTCAGAATTTGTTTGACATTACACAGAAAGATTACAAGGCGATGAGCCGCGATAACTTTAACCTTGCATTTGCGAATCTTAAAAAGAAATTGCCTGGTAACCGTGTGATTGTTAAGGAATATCCGGAAGGAACAGTTAACGCCGTTCAGTTGAATGCTTTGCTTAAGGAATTAAAGGATAAGCAAAACTTTGTTCCTGATGTAATGCTTGTTGACTATATTGGTTGTATGATACCAAACGGCAGACCAAATCCAAACTTGAACACAAATACCACACTGCAGCTTATCTCACTTCAGGTAAGAGCTTTGGGTATGACACATGGCATTCCTATTATTTCAGGTCTTCAGGCAAACCGTGGCGGTAACGGCGTTGCAGAAATTAGCTTGAATGATGTTGCTGATTCTTTTGCATCAACTACGAAGGCAGACGCTATCTTCGGCGTAACTCAAACAGATGAATATAAGCAACAGAATGTTTATTGTGTAAAGTTGTTAAAGACTCGTTATGGTAATCAGCGTAATGATACATTCTTGTTAGGCGTTGACATTGAAAAGCAAAGAATTTATGATGTTGACAATGAAGCAATTCAGCAAGGATCGGTGAATATCTTTGATGCGCCAGAAGCATCAAATCGTCCAAGACGAAATACGCCTGAACCTGAAGAAGAATATGTATATGAAGAAGCACCAACACCCGATGAAATAGACTTTATGTAAGGAGAAAAATCATGGCTGATTTTTTTGATACATTGATGTCGGATTACGGTGACAGACAGGCACTTGAACGAAAACAAAACAAAGCCAAGTTCTATGACTTTATGAAAGAGAACGGATTTGACTTTAACGATATAACTGACGAAGTGCCTGGCTTTGACCGCCTGCCGAAATCACTCATTCCAGTTATGCAGAATAACACTGATGAGTTCCACAAGTTCAACCATCTGTTATCAAAGCTTGAGAAAGAAGGCATCTGTACAGTTGCTGACGCTGCTGTATATCTGCATACTGATTATCTTGATGTACCTCAAGTGCTCAAGTGTCTTGATGAATTGAACTTCTATGCGATGAAAACGGAATTTCTAAAAAGATACCGTCTTCAGCTTGAAAAGAAAAGCGAAACCACACTTCTGGATTTTTTAGATGCAGACTTCTAGCAAAGAACTATATCATTTCTGGAGCTTGTTTAGCAAGCTCTTGAAAGATGAACCGCCGGCATTGCGTCGTAAGTTTGAAAAGTTGACTCTTCAAGAAATTCTCAAAGAAGAGTTCTTTGAAACACCGCGCATGCCGAATGCGTATATTGATTTTATTGATGTTGCGAACGGAATAAACAACGGTAAGTTTACTTTTGACCAATGGGTGTATGTCATTGTTCAGGATTTTATTCGTGACGGCAAGGTAAAGAAGAAAAACATCTTAAATCTAAATTATCTTGAAAAAAATTTTAAATTGTTTACCGTAAATGAGATAAATCGCCAACGCGACCTTATAAATAAATTGTCAGAGGAAGCTGAAAGCGATAATCCGTTTACAGAATTTTCTGACGCCAAATTTGACCTCTATACAGTCAATGAACAGCAGAAAAATAAACTTTATGAATTGGTCAAAGCTGGAACATTGAACTTTTGGTTCTTCATTAACGGACTTCATACAAAGAAGTTTAAGATTGATGAATCTAAGCTTGCTGATCCAGCATATAGCCGTTTCTTAAGGTTAATGCAAATAATTAAAGACAACAAAACAGGCAAAACACAGGAGAATCTATTATGCCAGTAAAAAGAGATTTTGGTAGTTATTTTCAGGACATTCAGGCAGCTACTGCTGCTCCCGCTGCAACCCAGCGTAAATCCTACAAGGTCGAGAATGTTTTCACTCCGACTTATAAGGATGGTAAGTTTAGCGTAATCTTGCGCTTCCTCCCATCACATCCTGATGAAATCAAACCGTTCGTTGAAAACCGTACCCACATGTTTAAGGTAAATGGTGACCAGTGGTTTGGATGTGATTGTTTGGGTAAGTTTGGTAAGCCTTGCCCGATTTGCGAATATAACCGTGAACAGTTTAAGAAGTATGGAAAGGAAGAAGGCCGTACCCGTTCTTTCGGCAAGGCTCGTTCTAAGTACGTCTGCAACGTTCTCGTTGTTCGTAACGCAAACAACACCGAACAGGAAGGAAAGGTTTATCGCTTTGAATTTGGCGCACAGATCATGAAGATGATCTCTGAAGCTATGACTGAAAAGGACGATGGCTTGAGCGTAACTCCGGCTATCAACCCGTTTGATTGGACACTCGGTGCTAACTTCGTTTACGAAGGCGTACAGAGCTCCAACGGTCCTAAGCTTGACGCTTCTCACTTTGGACCTCAGCAGGCAATTAACAAGTGGACCGGTAAGGGCTATAAGGAATTGACTGAAGCTGAAATTGATGACATTGAATCTAAGCTTTATAAGCTTGATGAATGCTATCACAAGGAAGAAGACTGCGCTAATTATAATCAGATTCTTGAAAGATACGAAAAGAAGACTGGTAAGTCATTGTTTGAAAACATGCCGGCTGGTGCCGCTTCAATGGCAAACTCTAATCCGTTTGCTGCTGAACCTGCTGCAACATCCACAACAGTTGAAACCTTTGACTTTGATGCACCGGCTGCACCTGCTCCCGTAAAGGCAGCACCTGCACCTGCTGTTGACGTTCTCGATGACGCCGCATTCTGGGCCGATGTAAATAAGAACCAGGCTTAATCTTGGTTGGAAAATAAATTCATGGGCACCTTTAACGGGTGCCCATTTTTTGTTATATTTTGTATGTAAAGAAAAATGGAGATATAAATGAAACAAAAACGATATGTTGGTGAAGATGGGTATACACATTACCGTATTACTGACACCGATGAAAAGTGCTTATGCGGTTATCCATCAGTTAAACGAGTTTCACCATTGACAACTCGTACCTATCCATCATGTCCAGCCTGTCTCCGTGTTATTAAAAATACAGAGGATAAAAATGTTTGATTTTTACAACCCAGATTTACGAATCCTGAATTTCACACATATTGATTTTGACGGCGCTGCTTCAGCCGTTGTCATCAAGAACTATTATAAGAATGTTCAAACCGAAGTAATCAATTACGGCAAGGAACAAGAAGCTTATGATAAGATGACAAAGAACATGGGCGCATTTGATGCCGTTGTGTTCACTGACTTCTGTCCTGTCAATATCAAGCAGCTGCAGAAAATTGGTAAGCCTATTCTTGTGCTTGACCATCATGAAACTGCTAAGCAATTTGCAGATCCGCAGAACGGCGTTTATATTAAGACGGAAGTTTGCGGTGCTATGCTTGCTTTCAGGTATTACAGCGTAAAGAAGGATTTGTCCCATCTTAAGGATCTCATCAACATTGCGAACGATTATGATCTGTTTACCCTCAAGGATCCCCGCAGTATGTGCTTTAATGCACTGTTCTGGGAAATGGGTTTCAGATGGTTTGTTCGTCGTTTTATGACAGGCAATACATCGCTTTATGCTGAAGAAAAAGATTACATTCGTTGGTACAAAGTTGATGAACAGAAGTGGTATGATAACCTTGAACTCGTTGACATTCCTGTAAAGAATCTCAAGGGTTGCTTCTATAAAACGGAAAAATACCTCGCGGAAATGAGTGCTCGTCTTCGTCTTGACGGTTATGATTTCCAGATCATCAAGCATGGAACTGCGCTGTCTGTTCGTTCAAACAATGATGCGCTTGACTTGACAAAGGTTTGCCAGTTTATTGGCAAGGGCGGTGGACATCCTAAGGCCGTTGGTATTCCTGTACCATTCGGCGAAAACATTGAAGAACTTACAAAGAAGATCTGTTTTGGTATTGAACATGAACTAAACTACGGCGCTGAAATGCC